TACGCCAGAACAGTTGATGCGCCGCGCGATATTTGAAGGTTAGATTCTGCGATATTTGCCTTATGATTCTATTGCGGGACTGGATATTTAATTGCACATAATGAAAGTTGTAAATTTACACTACACCTGAAATCCGCAACTCGCCGCGCGCTCCCGCCCCGCTTCGCGTTCCAGTTTGGGTGGCTCCGCCTCCGCCACCAGGGGCCTCCCCATCCACTCCGTTGCCGGATATTGATGCGGCTCCGCCGTCACCGCCAAATTGACTGGTGCCAGCCGCACGCAAATTGCCGCTGGCATCTACAGATCCACCCGCCGCCGCACCGAATATACTGCTACCCGATGCCGTAGAGGCATTGGTTGACGCGTTGGTTCCCGCGTATACAGTATCTGTGCCTGTTGCAGCGGTTGCCGACCCGGTTGCCGCGAATCCCATGCCTACGCCATCGGTGAACGCCGCCGTAATACCTACAGCACCACCATACTGAGCGACGGTACCGGGGAATACGGTAATTAATGAGCCAAATGATGAGCCAGTACCAAGGTTACCACCGCCCACCCCAGTGACCGCTGCGCCGCCAACCCCTATAGTTACCGCCTCAGTCGCACCGACAGCGGATGCCAATATATCAAATGCCATACATCCTCCACCGCCCCCACCTGCCGATGCAACTGCCGTATTATTCGTTCTCTGCCCAGAGTTTCCATCTCCAACTATCATCCCGGGAAAACGTTTGTACCCTGGCGGCTGGACGAACGTTGCAGATTCGGTGAATATTTTAGTGAATCCTGACAGCACTATTGAGTGCAGAGCAGCACCATCAGAGACGAGCAACCTGGCTTCCCCAGGGTACATGATAAATGAGTTCAATAAATCAATTGTTTCGGAGCCATTTGCGGCTAATGTAATGTCGCCAGTACCTGAATTTCTGACATAGGCATGCCAGGAACTACCCAGCGTTGCTGATCGCTCGAGTGTTTGCGTGAATGTACCCGATAAATCAAACCACCGCGAACAGTCGTTTATTCCCAGGATGGCATTCTCCGACCGCTCTAATCGAGTTAATGACGGCACTAAAGATTTACGATCCATAAATGCCAGCTCCCCCAGCATTCCACACACCGGAACTTGGTCCGGGCGCCGTCCAATTAAGCTACTTGTCATGGGTATACTCCAAAAATAATTGCGGGCCATCCGTCTCTACGATGAGGCTCATGTAATACAGGTGCAGTAGTTGATACTACGGCAAGCGTGATTGGATCGTAGGTGATTATATCCGGTAGATAATGGATGAACGATTCGTCCAGCGGATGAATTTCGGTCATCGAACCATGCCCGCCCCACTGCCATAGCCCAATCAGAGTGAATGGTAATGCTAAGTCAGCAAAAGAGTTAGGGTCGAGATTATCCCCCGTCACTGCCTCAATCAGAATTTTCCCTGAAAATTCCTGAGTACCTGGCATCGGCAGAGTATATTCGGTAAACACCCTGCGGATCGCCTCTTGCTGTACTTGCGATAATGAATCCAATGTAATGCCTGCGGGTGCTGCTACTATAATTCGTTTCATGGCATATCCTTAAAGTGTTGAAAGAACTTGAAGATCCGCATTAGCTAACCTCACAGGCCACCCGCTTATAGCCGCCATAGGTTTGCATAATACATCTGATCCAGAAAAACTAGACCCAATAGCCATTGCTGTGACTGTTGGTAATGTAGCGCTAGTATCGGTACCAACAGTCCCCCCGTTAATACATGCGGCCACATCATTCAACTGGTAGGCTATGGCTATTTGATATTCAGTGCCAGAAACTAAAGTCCCAAAAGAAATGCTGCATTGCTCAACACCACCAGCAACTATTTTCAAAGCGGTCACCCCGGAGACGGACTGAATATAAATGCGTTCATTCGCAGAATTATCGCTAATGTCTAGAATTGTTCGTGTTCCGCTGGCATTAGCGATAAAATTTATTAAGAACGAAAATTCATCCTGCCTGTACCAATCGCCGAAGTTAGGTTCAGCGATTGTCGCCGCTTCTGCTGACCTAGTTATTGCCGCTTCTGCTGGGACTGGAATGTAACTACTTGTAAATGCTTTATTTAATTCAATCTGGGAACCTCCGAAGAATACTGTCCCAGTGTCGGATGCTATAACAGAGCTAGTTGGGTACAGGAGTAGTCGCAGAACAGTATTCCCGGTATTGTTATTCGTCGCAGTTACTGACAGCCTGTATACATCATGCCCTTGAGGGGAAAGCGCTAGGAGGACGCCGCCGGAACCTAGTACAGATACAGATAAAGTATTCCAATCAATTGTAAAGTAAGCCGTGACTGTTGAACCACCGTACATCTGCACTACAAATCGTGAGGCTGGGTTTGGAGCGCACTTTTTCAAATAACAACTAACCGCATGCGTATTTCCATCATTACTAATTGCCATATCCTTATATATTGCCGATGAATCGGATATATTTGAATCTATAACCTCATGCAATGTAACACCAGTAGATGTATCCGTAGTACCTATAGTAGCACCAAAGAAAACAGGCCACGTATCAGGAGAATCCCCATATGGCATGGAGTTTATCCTCTCCTCTTCAATCAGCAATCCTAAGCATCGCCCCGTACTTGGATCATATTCAAATCGTGGGACATTTACTGGCAACAGTTCCAATGGACCAATTTTGCCAGTGACCCGCGCGGCAGAAGTTCTACCAAATGCGACTCTAGTGCCTATTTGCTGGGTATTTGCAAAATCCAAGTTCAGGACAGGCCGACTTAAAGGATGGCCTGTCACAATATCCAATAAAATCGGCCACCAATTATCGGGGTCTAAACTTGGATCCAGCGACCCGCCCCCTGCTATTTTCCGGCGATATGTGCGTCCATTAATAGGCGAATAAACCAAAAAACCATCAATGTAGCTGGTTCCTGTTACCCACAATACCGCACCTGTTAATGCCGCAGTATTAATGGCGGATGCATTGGCAGCCGCTGCGCTATTAGCTGCGCTCGATGCAGATGATAGCGCTGATAGGGCATTGTAATAACAATCCACTGCATTGTTATAACAGTTGATTGCCAATGCAATCAACTGCACACGAAATGGAGCCAGCGCGGCTAAAAAGTTATCCATCAGCGTTTCAAACGTTGATGGCGTTCCGACGCTGGGCGTCGGCGGTAATTCGTCAGGACTAACGGGGGATGTTTGTGCCATTATATTTCCTCTACGGTTAAGTTTATTTTTGCATGCTCAGGGTAAGCAAGATCAAATTCAAAACTGGTCCAAAATCCATCGACCAACAATAAATCGAAATACCCGTCGGTATCCGTTAGCCAATACCACACCGCTATTTTTCCATTCAGCTGCGATTTTAGTTTTTTGACGGAATTTACTCGATTTTTTTTCAGAACTAACGTTTGCCTAGTTTCAGGAATTTCAAGCCTAGGGGTCATCTCATTAATGCTCCCGTCAAAATGCCGACTCACAGTCGAGTAGTTTTTTCCGCCTATTTTCGGGCTATACTCAATATCACCGATGTAATAATGGCGTCCAATAACACAGGGAGTAACTTCGACTAAACCTGATGTTGCCGTTAGAGTTATCGTGATTACTCCATTAGTGTACGGCGGTAGGTTGTCGCGAACGATGGCCGGTTTTGTCGAAAATGGCGCAAAACAATAATCATAATAGCCAAATACCTCGCGCGTATTCAGGTTAATGCTTTCGCTGAATACCGTGTCTCCGCTGCTTGTTTCGGTAATTTCTACTGCATTGGCTACCATGCGCCGCAGCGCTAATGCATCTATTCGCTCGCCAGCGGTTAGCACGATAGTAAGCGGGGATGGCGCAATCGTGCGCTGATCTGTTTGCAGGTAAAACATAGCCCAGCGATTTGTCCTGCCAATTCGTAACCAATGCACATCATCGGTTAACGCATTACCGATATTTCCAGCACTTTTTGACTCATACGCCCAGTGGGCAACAGGGTCAATAACCCGTTCTCCGACTACGTAAGTAGCTGCGCCAGAATACACCTGATACGTATCTCCCAGCCATTTCCACCATGTAGGCGAGCTGGCCGGGGCGTGACCGTTATTAGCCGCCTGCAAAGACTGATACTCGGATATTAATCCAAGAGTGCCTGCTACGCTGGCTGTTGCATCCACAGCATAAGTTGCGCCTGGGTCATAAGCGGGTGAGGCTACCTCAGGGACTGAGCTGTATGTCAGTATTGCGTCGGTTATTTCCAGCGGAACTATGACGCTCATGCTATGACCACTGTGCGTAATTCTGTTCCGCCCATCGTGACTTTGCCCAATATTGTTGCGGTATCCCTTGTGTTGTCCTTAGTATCGCCTGTGTTTCGTTCTATTTTTTCAAGCTTCGCCTCAAGCTTTGCTACTATAGCGGTTAATGCTTTGATTTCGGACACCAGCTCATCATTATTTTGACCTCCCGACAACATAGCCTGTGTTTGCCGGGCATTAAATATCCGGCTAGGACCTGTTGCTTCGATTTCTGGACCGTCCTCTCCAACCAGTCGCAACCCACCTAAATGATCGCCACCGGCGGCGAATGCCGGTAATTTGTTTGCTAATGCCCAGGCATTTGACGCTCCTGCATTCCATCCCATCAGCGCATCCAGCGATTGAGCGCTAATACCCTCAGCTTTTGCGGTCGTGTAGACCAGCGCAGGGTTACCGGCTGCCAGAGTGTCATTAACCCACTGCTGAGCGAACGGAATCGTGTAGTTGCCACCGGTCTTGCTATTGATGAGACCACTGGCCGCGTCATAAAACGCACCGCCGGATGATTGATAGCCATCCGGCGTCGCACCCTCATTGACGCGGAATGGCAGCGTAGGGGGTACGGACACTGTCGTTTGAGCAGCGACCGATTTGGCGGAATCAACACCGCGTAACGCGTCGGCCAGTGACAGTACTGAATTATCAATACCGCGCAACAGATCGATTTGGGTTTTCGCTGAAGATAATATGCCGTCGAGCCGATCAATATCGGCGTTGTACGTATCAGTTAGGATGGCGTACTGATCATCGTAATTTTTTTGCGCCGCCGTTGCTGCATCACCAATCGCGGTCAGCGTAAGTTGCGCGACACTAACCTGAGTATCCGCATGATCAGCTAAATCGGTAATGACAACCGCCGTGCGCCCTTGGTCGCGCTGGTATTCCAGGAATGTTGAAAATAGTTGCTCACTTGGCTTAGCTATATCAGTTAATGCGTGGTCGAGCCCTGTAAAATTGACCAATGAGCCACCGGATCGAGCCATATCAAGAGCAGATTGCAATACAGACTGAGCCGATACCCGTCGCTGACGTGTCAGTTCTGCTGTATCAACGACAGTTGATCCTAATGCCGCTCTGATTTTTCCAGCAACTGATGTCAACGTATTTAATAAATCGGATGCTGATTGCTTTTGCGTTTCGTTTGATTTTAGCGCGGCATCGAGCTGTTTTTTTAACGCCATTGAATCATCTTTATATTTTTTGCTGGCAATATCCTTTTCGGCAGCCACCGACGCGGTCAAACGTTGCAGCGACTTATCTAATGCAGCGTTAGCCGCATCGGCCGCGGATTTTTGCGCCGCAGCCAGATCTTGCGTAGCGTAGATCATGTATTGCGTCGCCCGCAAACTGATGTCCATCGCTGCGATTTCGTCTTTGCGCTTCGCGGCGAGAGCTGCTGATACATTACCTTGCGCTTCCATTAACGCAATATCTAACCCGCGCCGCTGTTGCGCCAGCTGCGCCGCAGCAGCAGCATCTTGAGCAACATAAATCATTTGCTGATAGTTAACCGCGATAGCATCGCCGGTGAGTCGCAACGCCGCTATCTCATCAGCGCGCCGGGTATTTAGCGCATCGACAGACCGCCCGGACGCCTCATAATAGGAAACCTCTAAAGCCCGCTGTCTTGCGGCCACCGCAGCAGCATCCTGGGCCGCATAGATCATGCGTTTATAGTTAACTGCGATTACATCGCCTGTTAGCTGCAACGCCGCTATCTCATCAGCACGCTGAGCGGCCAGCGCATCGGCGGCGCGTCCTGCAGCGCTGTAGTAATCGATCTCTAACGAGCGGCGAGTATTAGTCGCATCTTCGACACCTTTATAATAGGTGTCGGCCGCATCGCTCAACTTGAGCAACATGGAATATTGATGCTGCCCGGCCTCAGTCGATAAATCGACCGCTTCGACTTGTTGGCGATAGCCCTCGCGACTGGCCGCCAAACTTAATGCCACATCGCCTAATTGACTGTTCAGCTGAGCGTTGTTGCGAGACTGCTTTTCATTGTTGGAGAAAAATTTATCGTAATAAGCATCGAATTGTTTCTGAAATTCCTTAATGCCACCGGCCGCCTGGGCCAGTCCATCGCTGATAGCGATCGCGTCCCTTGAGATGCTCAAACCGCTGGTCGCGAGCGCATCTTGGACGATAGCGATTTCCGACACGATCCGGACTGTTGTCTCCAGCATCCCTTCGCCCAGCTGTTGATACTGACCGAGGATGTCTCCAAACACGGACGTCGACATAGTATCGAGAGCAGCACCAATAACCCCATCGAGCTTTTTAGCAGCATCTTCGCCGGATAACCCTTTCAAGTCGACCGTTAGCGCCGGGATGACGTAGTTTTTAACGCGGTCAGACAAGCCCATACCCAGGTTATCAGCGAGCCCATTCATAGTCTCGCCCATGCTCTTGAAAACGCTGTTAAGCGCTTTTTGGGTAGCGTCGTCTATCGCTGCATATTGCGTGCTGTATGATGTTTTGTCACTGCTAAACAGCCCGCCCTTGGTTTTGGTTTCAATTGTCGCAAACTGTTGAGCTGACAGATTCCCGCCTGCCATAATGCTACTGATTGATGTCGGATTAGTTGAAATGCCCTGATTGACAACTGTGCTGGTTTGCTTTCCGCCGAACAAAAATCCGAGCACAGCTTTTCCAATCGGATCGAAACCAGCCATGTTAATCGGGTCTATTGATGTCAAGAAACCAGACATACCCGTTAATTTAGAACCAGGAAGAGCAGCAAAGTCTTTTAATCCGCCCGCTTGGTATAGCCGGGTAATAACGTCAGTTATTCCCGAGTGCAGATCGGCAATACCACGATCAATACTCCGCAATGTCGCATATTCTTCAGCATGTATATCTCTCAACAGCTGATAGGTTTTATCAATCGACTGGGATTTGGCTGTTGGGTCACCTAACACGGTGCCTGTGTCGGATGACATTTTAGGCGATTCGCTACTGGCACCCGAATTAGACATCATGCCGTAACCCAGCGCCGCCATAACAGCGCCCATAGCCGCAACGCCAGCAAAGCCGCCCCAGCCGCTTTGCGCAAACATAGTCGCGGCACCAGACGCCAGCTTAGGAATAATACTGGCCACGTAAACAGCCACCTTTTTCGCTTCCATCGCCATCGAAGCCACACCCAAAGCTATTTCGATGCCATGAAAGGCTTGCGCAGCGGCGGTTTTTTCACCAAACATTTTGCTCGCAGCGCCGGCGACCTGTCTGGCGCTGCTTAAAGATGTCTGTAATTGTTTTTCCTCATGTTGCTGGACGTCCCGATACCACTTTTCATCAGCAGCCACCTTAGTCTTAACATTTTTTATATATTCGTCGGTAAATCCCTTGCTGGCATCCGGCTGTATTGCATCTATTTCAGCTCGGCGCTTCGCAAGATCTTCCATGTCTTTGACATTGTCCTTAATAGTCTGGCCCATTTTTTCCAGGGCACCGACCATTAACGAAAAACCGCCCAACGCTCCATCAAACACCGCCGAAGATACTTTGCCAAGCTCTCCCATGCTGTCTTTTGTGTTATCGATAGTGCTGTTGTAGTTCTCCAAAGATTTCCAGGCGCTATCAATTGCTTTTTGTTGCTTTTCAATGTCATCGCTGGCGCTGGATTTAGCGACAACCTCAACGGCAGTACCGGGGCTAACGCCCTTTAACAGCAATTGCGTGTACATATATTGCTGTGCCGACATAGTCAACTTGTCATATCTGTCGCGCTCAGCATCCATAGCCGATGCGCCAGCATCAATACCTTTTTTCTGCGCTTCCAGCGCTTGAATGGAATCCCAAATGGCGATTGACGATGTCTGAACCGCATCGCTCATACCCAGCGCTGCAAGCTTCGACAACTCATAATCGCGCTCTGACAGCGAAAGTTTTAAATGCTGGTCGTTTAAAGCATCAATTGCATTACGGATAGCATCGGCATGCTTTTTCGCCTCTGCCGCCGCTTTCTTGGTGGCTTCGGTAGATAGCCCAGCAGCGGAACCCACCGCATTATGCGATGCCGCCAGTTGCAAGTTCTTTGCTGTAGATTGTTCGGCTTCTGCCGTGGCTTTTTTCTGCTCATCGGTTAGATTTTGATGAGCCACGGCAGCGCCTTCAATACTTGCCACATAAGTGCCGATCCAATCCGTGCTGAGGTCTTGCTTTAATTGCTTGCCGACATCGGCAAAGCCGTTAACCAGCGGCTTATCGACTACGGCCTTTGAGGAGGAAAAGCTAAAGTCGCCCACGCCCATACGGGCAACATCACCCGCCGCTGCGCTTGCCCTAGCGGTTGCATTATCGAGGGTATTGCCGACATTGATTGCGAGAGCGCCAAAAATGATCCCAACCGAATGACCCAGACCAACAAACAAGCCGATCATATCGTTGACCACGAATTTAACATTGCTCTGCATTTGGTCGCCGGAAACAATCCAGCCTGAAGCGGTATCTGCTGCGGCACCCAGCCCGGCCTCTTTTAATGTTGCCCAACCACTGCTGATAATTTGAGTGGTGACATCCCAAGCGCCTTTAGCCAAATTGCTGGCCGATACATTGGTATCGCCAACGGTGATGGCCGCTTCGTTAAACTCTCTGATGCTATCGAGCGCATTTTTAGCGCCGGTTAAAAAGCCGCCCCAAATAGCCGAGGTCGGCTGTTCGATCGATTTGATCAACCGCGTCCAGGAATTACTCATGTCGGTTGTTTGTGCATTGATGTTTTGCGCCGTCGCAGCAGCAGCGCCATCAAAAGTATGCAGGGCTTTAGCCAGTGTATCGCTGAAAAAAGCAGTCGTTGCTTTGCCTTCATTGACCAGATTTTTAAACCCCCCGGCGGGTAAACCTGCGGCTTTATCCATTTCCTGGAGTAATCCTGGGATGGGTTCCATGACTTGGTTAAAGTTTTCAGCATTGAGCATGCCCAATGATTGACTCAGGCCAAAAAACGTTTGCTTTAATTGATCGTTACCGACGCCCAAGGCGCTGGCGGCATCATTAAGGCCTTCGAAAAACTCCTTAGTGCGTTGGCTGGTGATTAATCCGGAGTTTTGCAAATTCCGCAGCGTGGTGTAGCTATCGGAAAGGTCATTGATTTTTTTATGTTGGGCGTCGGCAACCGTATCAATGTACCCCAGCGTTTGCGCATAATCGCCGGCTGTCGCGGTCAGCGAGTGCAGCCGGGTATCCAAATCCTGAACAGTGGCGGTATCTTTGATGATCTTATCGCCAAAGTTAATCAGCTCATAAATGCCGACCAATGGCGCTATCGTCTTAACCAGGCCCGCCGCTGCCGACTCCATAGTCCGCAAATTGCGACTGGCATTGCTGGAGGCATTAGAAATACGGTTTATATTGTCGCCAGTTTGCCCCAGCACTTCAGCGCTGCCGTCGGCATTGACCCTAATCCGTAATCCTAACGTTAAATCGCTCATCGTTGTTTAGCTCGTTCCCGTTCCGCCTCGGCTTTATCCTCGGCGATTTTGCGTAACTCATTAAATGCCGTCATTGCGCCACGCTCGAATAAGTGGATGTCGTCCATTATTTCGACCTGCTCCGGAGGATAAGGATAACGTGGCGCAATAACTGCCATCACTGCGGTGTAATCCAGACCGGTCACGCCGTTATAGCCGTGCCGCCACTGGGTTTGACAAAACAAAAAAATATCCAGCGCCGGACCGGCATCATGCCAAACCCGAAAATCCTCTTTTAAGCGGCCGTTGCTCAAATACGCCTGATACCACTCCGGCCGGTCTGTCTCATCCCCAGGAGCAACCGATACCTTGCGATCCGGCACGCCGAAAAACTCGGCATCGGTCATTTTGCGCGGCTCAGCTGCTGTAGATGATGCAGTAGGCTCCTGCATCACCCAGTAGTAACCGGCCGCGATTAGTTTTTTGCGCGCGTCTTTTTTTGTTCGGCTACGGTGATGCCTTTTTGCACCGCCAAAAACGCATCCTGGATGCCGGGTTGTATCCAGGGCTTTTTCATCAGCGCCGCTTTAACAACCTCTGAAAACGCAATAACATTGCCAGATTCATCGGTTATCGGCCCGATCTCCTTGATGTAAGGCTCTGCATACTCATGAATGGGTTTGCGCGCTTCTGCCGCGTCATCATCATCCATGACGAAATCTTTTTCACGCTCCATTTTGGCTGCAAGATGGCTTAGGCGCGCCCATTTTGCCGTTAATTTCCCCCAGTCTTCGCGATCCATGACTTCAACGGTGATGTCTAATTTGTGGGGGATAATTTTATCCCCAGGACCCGGTTCCTTAACGTCTACCGATACGGTACGTGTAACTTCATCTTGTAAATCTTCTGTGCTTACTACTAATGCCATGACTATTTCCAGTTAAAAAGGTTACTGCAAAATAAAAATAACTTCGTTATTACCTGTGCCGTGTGGCGGTATGTTGAGCTCAAGCGTCGTCATCTTTACACCATCTTTTTCTGAATCGCTCGGATTCAGCAGTTGGACTGCTTTTTGGAACAACGCGCTTTGCTCGCCGATCGGACCATGCGTAAATAACATCGGCCCGATAACCGCATTTCTCACGTCCGAATAAATATCGAACTCAGATTGCAAAGGCGAGCGGATCATGATCGAGCCTTTCGCCTTACGGTCTTTGATATAAACGCTCTCGTCGCCGATGTCGTTCGAATGCACCAGTTCGTTACCTAAATCAACGCTAATCTTATTGGCGACCGCGTCGGCATAGCCGTGCAAAATCAGGTTCTTGGTGTTGGCGTAATTGACCGGCAACGGCTCAACCCAGGCTGTTAAGTCAAACGCCGGAAAAGCCGCATCCTCGTAGCGATCCACCAGACCTTGGTAGCTGAATTTAATCAGCGGGATGGCGCCGGACGAATAGTCGAACGAGACATTGCCGCGCGCGTAGGTAAACGAATGCAGCGCGCCATCATCGAAATAGTAAAACGTGTTGCTGAGGTGGTTGTCAGAAACCGGCGCATATTTAACATAAGGATTCATCCGGTACGTAGTCGTTGCGGTCGGCCTGCGCGGCAGAGCCGGCGTAATCGAGGCCATTTTGCTAGTGCCGTTGTAAGCGTAAATTAACCGGTCAACCGTCAGCGTATATAACGTGGCCGAGGTGGTAACAAACTTTAACGGCGATTTCAGCGTCAGCAGACGCGTCGTGCCGTTGAAGGCAATCACATCGCGCTGCTCCGATACGACAAAGGTGCTGGCATCGGTCGGCGCTGTGCCGATTTTGGTCTGTAGCGTTGCCCGGCGAGTGCCGACGTCGTAAAGAACAATCTTGCGCAATTCCGGAGCCGCCGCGCCGGTGGTGATCTCGATATCGCAGCCTTGGACGTTGCTGGTGCCGACCTCGCTCAACGGCAGATAAATGTCGTTGACAGTGGAAACAGAGAAACCGGCGCTGACAATCGTGCCGGCAAAATGCTCGATCCTTGCCGACATGCCGACATAATAATCATTGACATGCTGCACGGTGTACGTCACCAACAGCGGAGCCTCCGCAAACGGTGTCGTCACCGTCGCTATTTTTGTGGTGCCGTCATAGGCACTGATCACCGACGATTCGGCACCGACTACAACGGTCATGCCGACATAATAATCATCTTCCGCCGATGCGGTCGTGGCGAAATTAAGATCGGTCGTGGTCGATCCGGCTTGCAAGGTGCCGGTATGCTCGGCATCGGTCGCGGCCAATTTGACCAGCGCTTTATCGGCCGATCCGGGCGCTTGCGCGGTGCCGGACGCCATGCCGACCTGCACCGATAACCCGGCATAGGCGTCATCGGTCGCCGAGGCGCCGCCCGCCAGTTTCAACAGATTGACGGTGCCGCCCTGGGCCGTACCGGTCACCGCCGTGGCCGAGGTGGTTCTTGCCATAGCGCAACCGCGCACCAGCGGATCATAAGCGGGAGTTGCGCCCGGCTTTGGCACGCCTTCCGCATCGCCGCCCATCGCCAGGGCGACATCGATGTCGATTTGCGCATCGAAACTGGCCACTATTTTGATACTGCCGCCCATGAAAGGACGGATCGGGTTGCGGTCGATGGTTTTAGCTTTCAGCGGCTCGACTTTCAGCGTTTCGGCATAAATGCCGATGGCCGTCTCCAGCGATCCTGCAAGGCCCGGCGTTGATTCGGGTTGAACCAGGATAAAGCGTTTCGAGTCTAATCTTGGGTTAGTTGGCATGGTGCTTGGCTCCTTTGCTGGTTTTTAGTGCCGCTTCAGGTGCTGCGGGCTCTGGTTTTAATTCGGGTTCCGGCGCTGGAGCGGCGGCTTTAACCGGCTTAGTAAGTGGCGGCGGTGTTTCACCGTCTAAAAACCACTCGTCGCGTTCGGCGCAATACCAGCCGGACTTGCCGGATTGTTTATAGTCATCAAAGGTCATCACTGTCTCCGTGATAATTTAAAAATCAATTCAGTTTCGTAAAAAGGGTGGCGTTCGCCCATGTCGGGGAAAGTTTCGTAATCGTCAAAAATGATCGTGTTATTGCCGATCAGGCCTTCTTTAATGATCGGGACCAGCAACTCGGCCGCTTCGGCAACGCGCAAATGCCCCAGCATCACATCATTGACAATCGCTTTTTCGTTGACGCCGATAATGACGCTAATCAGTTCTTGATTGGCGATATCCTTGTTTTTAGACTTAACCGGCACATAGCAAATGCAGGGATAATCGTTAGCATTGGGACTGCGCTTATAGCCGATGAGGTGTTTGGCCGGCTTGTCGTAATGGGCGATAAAAAAATCTTCCAGGGGCACGTCGCTTTTAATGCGGTTGCGTAGATCCAACAGGGCATCGAGAGCCATCAGCCGCGCCCCAGCATTACCGTACCGTAACCGCCGGAACCGGCGACAGCGGCTAAACCTAACGACTCACGGGTGATCTGTTTCGCCAACAGCTCGGCAGTTTTCTGGTATTCCTTGGCTTTATCCATCAGCAACGAGTTATCGCTCATCGCGCCTTGGATCCCCGCTAAGCGGATCGCCCAGGTTGCCGCCAGTGTTTTCAAGCGGTCATTGGGCAAGGTCACATCGGCGGGATCGATGCCGCGCTCCCACAGCACGCCGTCCACATAGACATCGGCGTCTTCAACATTGGCTTGTGTCACCGTTACAGCGGGATCGACGCAATCGGTTGTTTGTGCGTATTTACTGGCCATTGGCAATAATCCTCGCTAAAACAGACAGGGCGGCGGCTTGCAGGTGCTCGCCACGCGCAGCGCTATCGGCAAAAAAGAACGGGTGCGGTCGACTGCCGGGATGATTGATTACCCTGGCAAAACCAAACCCAGCACCGCCGCCCACGGGGAAACGCAACGCTTGCCGGTTTCTAGGGCGAATCACATGCGGCTGAGTGCCCTGTTCGACAAATCCGGCATACGCCGCATTGGCATAAACGTCAGCACTATCATTGCCGGCAGGTCGCCAACCGATCGATTGCGCCAATTGACCGCTACGGCCGGTAAAGCTCCGGCCGGATTGAATCAGGTCCAGGGTGTCGTCAACATAACTCTCAGCCATCGCATTAGCGACAAGCTGGGCGTTTCGTGGATTACGCAACGCGGCCAATACCGACGGCGCATTACCCAGGTCGAAAGTGATGCTGCTCATCTAGCCCCTGGCCTCATTTGAATCCGAGGCCGTCCCATTGGCGGCGTCCCCGTTAGCCACTGCCGCTGATGATGCATCATCAGCGGCAGCAGCAGAGCCATCAGTAGTTTCCGCATGTTCGCCCTCGCTTTGCTGTTCCCGATCAACGACCCAACCGCCGACCTTCCAGTTTTCGACTTCAGACGAATGCACATCGGCAGTGGTCGGACCGGCATAACCTTCAGGCGCATCATTGAGGCACATACATACCAACCCAGAACCTTCCTTTTCCGGTGGGGTTTTATCCTGGTCAACGGTCGATGTTTCTGCTTGCGAACCACCAACCGGTTTATCTTTCTTAGTAGCAGCCATGACGATTAACCCAACAACAGCGTAATATGCTCTGACTTGATGGCTTTCCAGCCCCAGGCAAGCCGCACATGAATAACGTTTTGCAAAAATTGCTTATAAAGCGCGATTTCAAACGTTAAACCGGTGACCGGATCGGTCAGCATAAAAGTATCGACTGCCACGTCGCCGCCTCCGGGCAAAGCGGGCGCGCGTGTCGCCAACACAATCGCATTGCGATGGAAAGCCAAATTAGCCCGATAACCATTACCCAGCGCCATGGCGACATCGTCGGCCAACGCTTTACGTAAGCCGGGCTTGTTCAGCGCCAGCGATCCGGCCGCTAAAGCCGTGCCGACAACGTACTTATCGGTATCGCCGGTAAACGTCACCACATCGCCCGCCAACACCGTACCGGTTCCGGTATCGACAGCGATACCGGTATCGCCGACCGCGTAACCGGCAAGTAAATTAGTCTGGTAGGCTGCGCCGGTGCCTTTGGTGTGAGCCAGCACTTGCGCCGAATTATGCAAGGCCAGCCCCTCAACCTCGGTCAACGTGCCTTTACGCAACAGCTCATCAGTACCGGCCTCATTAGCCTTGAATAGCCCTGACTGCTTGCCGCGAATATTGAACATGCCGGACGATCCAATGACCAAATGCCGGTCACCTTTAGGTGCGCCGTTGTCATCCAGGATTTGCTGCACCCCGGCGAAGTCGGTCAAGTCGCCCGCTGTAGCGAACGGCGTGGTTCCGGCTGTACCATAGGCGCGAGATGCAAACTTATAAGCGCCAGCCAGATCGGTTTCGATTTCGTTAGCCAGTTGTCGGAATGCCTGTTCGAACTGTTGCTTTAGGGTATCGTCAAAAGTACCGGCATTTTTCATGCCCAACGTTTGCTCGCCGTTCCATCGAATCGGGATATGCTTGGATTTAGTAATCTTAATACCGACATTACCGACAGTTTGATCCCCGGTGTCGGGCGGAGCAGCCCCCGGCGTATTATCGGCAGCCGTACCGATGCCGGCGACCGGAACCAGAACCTCCTGATCCAACGCCGCGCGCTCAACCATGGAGTTTCGTGATACCGCAGGAATAAAACCGACCAATTCGCGCGATACTACGTTCAGCGCGGCGTACATAGTCGGGATAAGATTGGTTAACGTATTAGCCATGGGTTTTTCCTATCTGTTTGAGTAATGGAGATTAAACGACGGCGCCGCCGTCTTTAATGAATTTGTTTCTAGCGGCAGCGTCCAGCTTTTCGAACTCTGCTCTGGCAAGCTGCTTGCCGCCGTCTATGTTTTGAGGAGTCCCTGAACCCGTGTCGCCCTGGGCCTTGGCCAGAAATGGTTTTTCTGTCAGCAATGCTTTAACGGCATCAGCGACAGGTTTGCCGTCGATAGTAACGTTGTCTTTATCGTCAACCACGGCCTTGCCGGCCAACAGGTCTTTAATAATCGCCGGATCAAGCGCTTCCGTAGACGCCGCCAATAATGCGTTACCAATCGCCGCCTGCTCATACTTGGTTTTGTATTTTTGCTCTCCGGCCTTATGACTGTCCGCCAGTTCCTGCAACTTACCCTGCTGTTGTAGTTGAGCCTCGGTAAACGCTTTTAAGTCACCGTGACCGGTCGCCTCTTTAAACTGAGCATTGAATTGCTCTTGCTGTTTCGTGAGGGCTTGATTGATTTGTGCCTGCACATCCGCAGCCGGAACACCGGCTGCGGGGGTGATAGTGGAGGTTGGGTTATTCGCGCCGCCTGTCCCGGCATTTTCGGGATTGGCGTTTGGATCGGTAGGTTCTGCCATTTTTCGGACTCCGGCTTAGGGTAAATTCAAATGTCCGGTACAGAATAAACAACGCGCATAAAAAAGCCCCGACGGAACAAGTTCCGCGGAGCTCTTCGGGCATTAAGAATTAGATCAGCAATAAAGTTAAGTAATAATACCTAGTCAACATCGACAGGAACCCATTTAAATTGCACTTAATTTTAACGATAATAAAAAAGTACTACCGTAGGCTGGCTTAGGTATTTTTTGCGCCTGTAACGCGTTATTTTTTGGGGAGTATAAACCCAATCACCTGGCCGAGCGAATATTAACGATTTTGCCTGATTTCAGCACCACTTCCAGCTGTTCGCGGGCGAGCTGGCTCTCAGCATTCAAAAACGCTAACAGCCCGGCCAGACGGTCGCGGTTGACCGCATGCAAATCGGTCTCGGGTATCAGCAGATCGCTAACCGCTTGCTGACATGAGGCAATATGATTAAGCCGGTCCAGGGCTTCAATCAATGGATTTTGCGGGCTCATTGTTCGCCATCCAGTTGCGCTAAACGGGACAGCAGCGCAGAGCGTTCGGCCTCTACCAGGGTTTCCAGGGCTTCCTCGACCGACTCACGCGGCAAGGCCGTCTGTGACGCGGACAGTGGGTACTTACCGTTGATCAATAAACTCACTGCCGTCGTTGAAATGCGCAGTGTCCGGGCGATGTCGCCCATGCTCATGCCTTGTGCCCTGAGCGCCAACACCTGAGCCTCTATCGCACGGGTTACCTTGATCTTGCCTTTCTGGTTAATTTCCAGCAGGCCGATATAGCGGGCGGTGACTTCGAGTTTTTGCGCTTGCTGCACTGATACTTCGGCCAAAGTGCCCATGTGGGTTGCCATCGTGGTCATCACGCTTTCAAGACGATCCAGGCGAGCTTCAACGCTGGCGGGTGCGGCTGGCGTAGCTTGGGGCGCGGGCTGGCGACCTTTGACTAAAGCTGCATAGGCGCGGATGACCTGCAAATGGAAGGTTGGACTGACCCACATCGCATAAGGGTAAACCAGTTCCTCGACCACATAAGTCCCCTGGTCCATGAAGAAGCTTTTGACGATATTGACAGGTTCAATATGGACTTTATCGGTTTCAGGATTTCCTGAATCCGATAAAATCAATGAGTTACGCAATTCTGTGATAAATTCTTGGGTTTGCTGATTACGTAACCAGTAACTTGGAGAATGACGGCTTGCGCCGCCTGATGCTTTATGCAAATCAACAAGGTTAAAACGGCCTTGCTTATCCTGACGGATGGTGATGTTAGCTATGACGGGTGTTAATTGGTTCATGATAGTTCTCCTTGTGAAAAATTAAGAAGACCATCGCTTAGTTGCTTGGGCGATGGACTGACACAGGTTGCAACAACCGCCCACAAGGAAGCGGCCCGCGCGAACGCGGCCTGTGCCAGCCCACCATAAACTGAAAAACGGTAGACATAAAAAAAGCGCTGTGATGCGCTGGCATCTTGTGGTTATAAACGGGGTTGCAATCCCGGCACTGGATTTTGCCAGAGCGGGATCAGGTTAAATCTTCGTTTGGGTTTTGTCAAAACTATTTCATAAACACCTCCTGGGTCATCAAGCCCAAGCCATCTGCTCTAATCAAATCCTCCAGCTTCGCACCGTCCTTGATGGCCGTTTGCGCCCAGTTCGGCAATAACCGGTTGCGCCGATCCGGCGGACTGTTCCTGACAAACTCGACGTAATTCGTTGAGCCGTTTTGCTTGATCGGCGTAACGCGAGGGATCAGCAAACACATGCAATGCGGGTGGGCTTTATGACGTGGCACGGCCTCTTTAGTCCATACGCCTTTACCCAGGCCCATCTCAATCGATGCGTAATAATCGCAAATGTCGGTGACCGGGTGACTGGACGATAAGCGCCATTGATAGCCGATGATGGTATCGTCGCCTTCAGTCGAAGCAATCACCGCCCGATGCGCGGCGGTCGCCATTTCGGTGCGGGCAATACGCTTCAGGTTGTACAGCTGCTTGTCGTACAGCCACCACTTGACCGCCTTATCGACCAGCTCCTCGGAACCTTTATCAACCGCCTTCTTGATTTGATCGAGCACCCGTTCGGCGGCATGACGGGAACCGGTGCTCTTGAGCATCGAAATACGCTCTTCTGCCTCGCCGACTACGACCTTCCAGGA